CTGCCACTCCCGCTGCTTCTGCTGTAACCAAAGAACAGACGAAAGCACTCATCTCCAGCTTTTTGACCAGAGACGCTTCAGAGGTGTTGGTAGAGCTGTCCATGAAAGACCGCAGGCTTGCCATCAACCTGCTGCGAAACCCGCAGGAGTTAATGATTCACCTTACAGACACTCTTTCGGAGATGTTTGGTAAGAACGTCACGGTCAATCAAAAAGAGATGGTCGAGCAGGCACTTAAAACATTTAGTGCCATCAATGGCCGTCTGTCGCCGGAAGAACTGATGCGCTACTACAAGGCCGTCAGTGAGAAAGCCAGCATTGCCGGTAAAATGCCGAACATTGAAGGCGAACTGCTTACCAAATACTTTGCTGCCGACAGTTCGGCAAAAATGGCGGCAGATTTGTTGGAAAAGGTGGCGGCTGACCCGACAGATGCGTTGGTCGGTGAGCTGCACGAGGTTTTAGGCATCCTAGCTCCTCTGGTCAAAGATATAAGTGATGTTGGCTCGGCAACCGGACGGCTGTTGAAGTTCGTGCAAACCACTCAACAGGCTCTTGGAACTTCTCCGGGAAGTCTGAAATTAAATGCCAAAAGGTTTCTACAGCTTGACCGGAAAGACCTTGACCAGCTTCTGTCCACCCCACAAGGCAGGGCGCAGCTACAACGGGTCGCGCTGGCATTGAAGGGTGAGAACCCGTTGAAGCAGTTTGCCAAGATAAACGCCACCACCAAATTCTTTGGCATTACGGTGGAGATGTTTATGTCGTCCCTGCTCTCGTCACCAAAGTCGGTAATCCGAAACGCTGTCGGCTCATTGCAGCTTCTTTACAAACCAGCAGAACAGGCTTTGGGGGCTAAAATAGCTGCATTGCAGGTTAAAGACCCCGAACTTGCCAAACAACTGAACACTTACGCGACTGCTGCGTTGCGGCAATACTCATATCTGATGACCGGAGTGGGCGATGCGTGGGACATGATGATAAAGAACTGGAAAACAGGCGAAACGGTGTTTGAAGGTTCGGAAGCCGTCACAACGCTAAGGAAATCCAAACTGAGTGCCGAGTATCTCAAGGAGAACCCGGAAGGAGCGGTGGCGGAATATGTGGCTAAATACACAGAAGCACATCCAGCCTTCGCCTCAATGATGGACTATGCGGGGCAGGTTACAAAAATCCCGTTCAGAGCCAACACCTCAGTAGATATGTTTGTCCGACACCTCTCGGCAAACTCAATGGCAAAAGTCCGCCTTGCTGAAGAGGCGTTAGGAAAGGGTATCCCGGAAAATGAGATTGCGGAGTATGTGGCTAAACGCATGAGCCAGCTACAAGATGAAAGCGGCAAGTTCTACAGCCGAGACGCCATCGCTGCAAAGTTCTTGGCTGAAGCCAAAGAAAAAGGGGTTGCGGATGTGGCGGACTACGTTAATTCCGCACTGGAAGTGTGGGATGGGGCGGACGGAGCGATTCTGCGATATGCGGATGAGTATTCCCAACGCATCGGTTTTGCCCAGAAACCAAAAAAGCCGGGACAGGTTTCAGGAATCAACCCCTTTACAGGTAAAGAAACCAACGCCCAATATAACGCCGCCGTCCAACAAAAAATTGGAGAGGTTCTTGATTCGCATCCGCTATTCAAGCTGGTTGTGCCGTTCTACAACACACCAATGGGTATCTTAAATGAGGTAGGCGGCTACCTGCCAACAGGCAAGTTCCCGCTTATTGGTAAGGCACAGCGTCAATATACGGAGGATATTTTGAGCGGCGACACCGCCAAGATTGCGGCTGCTGAGGGGAAATTCTGGCTTGGACTTGGAGTGGTTACAATGGGAGCGAACTTGGGCTTTAGTGGGCGGATTACCGGAGGTGGGCCTCAAAACGAAGGTGAGCGCAAGGCTTTGATGGCTACCGGATGGCAACCATACTCGATTGTATTTAAGGACGGAGACAAGACCTCCTACATCAGTTTTCAAGGCGCAGAACCGTTTGCGTCTATTTTAGGTATTTTTGGCGACATCGGAGAACACATGAAGCGCAACAACTCCGCCTATGAGCCACGCTCGGTTAGCAGGCTCATTACTGGCGTGGGCGTGGCAATGAAGAATAACGTCGTCAACCATAGCTATATGGCTGGCTTAAAGAACGTGATGGATTCGATTGCCGACACGGAACATAAAGGCGACAAATTCATTAAAGGGATTGTGCGTGGCTTTATTCCGGCAGGACTCCGCAACGCCGCTGGCGCGTTTGGTGATGACCCCTATATGCGGGAAGCACGCACCTACACTGAAATGCTTCTTAGCAGCACACCGTTCACCTCCAAGATGGTTGACCCGCGCCGGAACATTCTGGGTGAGCCAGTCGAGCGTAAAGTGCTGCTGCCTGTGTTTGATTGGGTCAATCCCTTCATTGTCAGCACCAAGAATGAGGACAAGCTGATGCTGGAGATGGCGAACCTGCAATCCGCCTTTACTGAGCCGCGCCCGACTGACTTTGGCGAGGGGCTTATCAACTTGGTGGACTATAAGAATGAGAGCGGACAGTCTGCGTTTGACCGCTATCTTGAATTAACCGGCTCAATAACCCTTAATAAGCGCACATTGCGTGAAGAATTAGAGCGGCTAATTGATTCAAAAGAGTATAACAGCTACGAACAGTTCACCAAAATCGGAAGATTTGATTCACCGAGGGCGGCAGCTATTCGTAAGGTCATCTCTAAATACCGCAAAGCAGCCAAACAGCAGATGCGGGACGAGTTTCCCGATGTGGACAACAAGCTGAGTGAGATTGAGTCCATCCGTAACAGCCTTAAACAAGGCGAAGCCATCACACCGGAAGATTTGTTTGGGCGGCTGGCAAGATAACATAAGCACTAGAACAGCACATATATATATGAGTGAGTATTTGACATATCTGGATACGCCCACCACTGCGGGAACAAACATTTCGTATGTCTTTCCGTTTGACGCATTGACGGAGGATTCCATCGTAGTGACGCTAGACGGACAACCGCTAGTCAGAGGGGTCGGCTTTAATGTTGATTTGACAAACCGGAGCGTTGTGCTGCTGGGGTCTATGACCGCTGGCAAGACCTTGCGGATTAAGCGGGTAACGCCAGCCGACCTGTTGGTATCCTTTACGGAGGGGGCGGGACTGAAGGCAAACGACCTCAACAAGCTGGGTAAGCAGTTGTTGTATCTGGGTCAGGAGAACGTAGATGTCGGCGGCAACACGCTCATCAAGAACGCCAACAACATCTATGACGCTGGTAACATCAAGATTCAGAATACCGGCCAGCCGACGCTGCCGCAAGATGTCACCACCAAGAGCTATGTGGATACGACCCTCAGCACCGTAGCAACTTATGGCACAATGACCGACATCCAATCGTGGGTCTTTACGGGGAATGGAACGCAGACCAGCTTCACTTTGACTGGAGGGGCTCAACTGCTGTTGAGCAGCTCGGCGTATCTGGTCTTTAATGGGGACGCCACAAACACAAAACTATTGTTGCCTTCAGATTACACAATAACGCTCGCATCCAGCGTCTATTCCATCAACATTTCACCAGCACCGGCAAACGGCAACAAAATTACCGTCTATGCTGTGGGCTATGCCAGAGCAATCGCCTTTGCCGCCGAAGCCACCAAACTAGCTACTCCGCGCACCGTGGCAATCAGCGGAGACATCACCGGCACGGCAACAGCGTTTGACGGAACAGCCAACATCTCAATCCCGGCTACGCTACCTACAAGCGGCGTAACGCCGGGAAGCTACCAAAACGCCTCCATTACTGTGGATAACAAAGGGCGCGTTACGGCAGCATCCACCGGAACTGCGGTTGTGAATCAATTCAGCACCACAACAGCGGGAACAGTCCCGGCAACCGGAACAGCCACCGGCTATCAGGCGCGTCTTTTGTCCGGTAGTGGGCAGTGGGTTGTTGTAGGCGGGTCGAAGCTATATACATTCACTACCTCCAACGCGATTCAGACATTCGTGCCCTCAAGTGACGCGCCAAACGCCAGAAGGTTTAAGGTGACGGTTATAGGGGGTGGGGGATTGGTCAGAGGAAATCCAGGAACAAGCAGCGAGGTGTATGTGGGAGGATTTGGAGGTAGATATGTTATGTATTTTGAACCAAACAACCTCAATAACCCATACAATATTGTAGTTGGAAGGGAAGGCTATGCGGAATTCTCCAACTATTTTCCGGGAGAAACATCTTCTTTTAAGAGAGCCGGGGAGATTGAAATAATTTGCACAGGGGGGGCTCTCGGAAACTTTAACACGCATGACCAAAGTGCTGACGGCACAGCAACCCTTTCAATAAACAACTCGACTGCCGTTAGTGTGTCGGCGCGTGTTCCGCCGTTGTGGAAGCAGTTCAGTGTCGTAGCATCAAACTCTGAGTATCTATCTCCCTCAAGACTTGAGGACTCCCGCCTTGTGCATTACGGACAAGGAAATGTTCTAGCTGGAACTGGAGCAAACTACTCTCCCGCAGCTTCCCAGCCGGGAGCAGTCCTCATCGAATGGTGATGCCACCTATATCTCACACCACATTATCTTTTATGACTCCGCATCCTGACGAAACCACAACCAACATTATCAACAAAGCCGTTCTTGGGGGGACTGCAAGTTTTGGTGCAACGGTTGTCAGCGGCCTTAACGAACTTGAGCTATGGCTGCGCCTGCTTAGTTTATGTGTCGGCATCACTGTCGGCATTGCCTCCCTAATCAGCATCATCCGCAACAACAGCAAGTAATAAGCACATATATGGAATCCCAACAACAACAACAACAGCAGGCTATATTGCTTCAAGAACTGACCGCAAAACTGCACATCGGTCTGGCTGAAGAACTGTTGAGCCGTCTCAATCACGGCGAGGCCACCACCCAAGACCTGAATGTCATCCGGCAATTCCTGAAGGACAACAACATCAGCGCGGTGGCGGTTGCCCCTGATAAGAATGGAGCGGAAGCCGCCAGCCCCTTTACCAAGCTCATTGAAGCCTTGCCCTTTGTCGCCAGCCCCAGCAACAGCAGCATAAACCAACATTAAAAAAATGCGCGACTACAAAAAAGAATACGCCAATTATCAGGGACGCCCGGAGCAAATTAAAAACCGAGCCTCACGGAACAAGGCACGGCGGTTGATGATTCGGAAGGTGGGCAAGGCTCGGCTGAACGGCAAAGATGTTGACCACAAGCACCCCATCAGAAGGGGAGGCACCAGCAGCCTCAAGAACCTCCGCATCCGCTCCGTCAAAGATAACCGCAGCGATAACGGACACCACCGGGGAGAGTAGAAAGCCTGCTTTAGAAATGAGCGATATATCTAAAACTCCACTTGGAGACTTCCGTAACTTTGTCTGGATGGTCTGGAAGCACCTGAACCTGCCTGAACCCACCCAAGTCCAATACGACATTGCGGAGTATATGCAAGGGAGCAGCTCTAGGCGCAAGGTGATTGAGGCTTTCCGTGGGGTGGGTAAAAGCTACCTTGCCTCAGCCTTTGTGTGCCACCAGCTCCTGCTGAACCCCGACAAGAAGTTCTTGGTGGTGTCGGCCTCCAAATCCCGTGCAGACGACTTCAGCACCTTCACCTTGAGGCTAATCAACGAGATGGAGATTCTGAAGCCTCTGATACCCCGCGACTCTGACCGCTATTCCAAGGTGGCCTTCGATGTCGGCCTAGCCAAAGCCAGCCACAGCCCCAGCGTGAAGTCCCTTGGCATCACCGGCATGATGACGGGTAGCCGCGCTGACATCATCATCGCTGATGACGTGGAATCCCTCAACAACAGCCTGACCCAAGGCAACCGTGACCGCATCAGCGACACTGTAAAGGAGTTTGAATCCATCCTGAAGCCCGACGGACACATCATGTTCCTTGGGACTCCCCAATGCGAGATGTCCCTGTATAACCAGCTCAGTGAGCGGGGCTATGAAATCCGCATCTGGCCTGCCCGTTACCCTTCCGAAGATAAGCTGTCCAACGCCTATGGCTCTAAAATAGCCCCCAATGTGCGTAAAATGGCTTTAGAGAGGCCGGAACTGGTCGGACATACCACAGACCCCAAACGCTTCACTGACACTGACCTGAGCGAGCGGGAAGCCAGCTACGGCAGGAGTATGTTCAACCTCCAATTCATGCTGGATACCACCCTCAGCGACCAAGACCGGTATCCCTTGAAGCTGTCTGACCTGTTGGTGATGAAACTGGACAAGGCAGGCTTGCTACCAGCCAAACTGGTGTGGTCTCCCAGCCCTACCAACGAAATAACCGACCCTACCCTGCCGGTTGTGGGGTTGATGGGGGACAGATACTACTTTCCTGCTGAAATAGTGGGTAATTGGTCTGAACCTGACGGGTGTGTGATGGCAATAGACCCCAGCGGACGAGGCAAAGACGAGACAGCCTACAGCATAGTCAAGTCCCTGAACGGTCAACTGTTTGTAATGGCCGTAGGAGGCTTTGGAGACGGCTATACAGACGCCACCTTGCTAGGACTAGCCACCCTAGCCAAGACCTACAAGGTGAATAAGGTGCTGGTGGAGGCCAACTTTGGTGACGGTATGTTCACCAAACTGATGACTCCGGTGTTCAACAAGGTCTATA